GCCGCCGCCAGTCCTGCGGAAGGAAGTACCTACGCGCCAGACTTTGCTCAGATCGAGGCAATCATCGCTGGAGCGGACATCGGCGATACGCTCTACTTCGGCTACACGGCATCTTACGCTGGCTACCGAGAATATGGCGCTAATGGACAGCCCGCCGACGGCTTCGTCCGGCTCGCAGCTCAGAACTGGCCGCTCATTGTCGATCGGAAGGCCTCGGAGCTGAAGGCTCGTCTGGGGCTTTGACGGCTCGGTTCTTGTCGCTGCTTTGCTCCATCGCCGACAGAAGCCCAAGCTGCAACAATGTCAGCGCCTTCCGTGCTGCTCTTAAACTAGTTTCGCCCCGAACCGTGGCCGCCGTTTCGCGCCCCAACGCGAGCAGCGCCGCATGGATGCGCTCATAGACCTGATCGTCAGTGAGAGGCGGCTTCTCAGACATAGGTAACGGATACATGGCGGCAGGCACCGACGCAATCATCTTCAAGGCCGTGACAGGCCGCCTCTTAGCAATGCCCGGTGTATTGCCGGTTGCCGCGCCGAACGTCGTGTTTCCGGCGGCAGGGCAGCCGCTACCGCCGAAATACCTTCGATTGACCTTCCTGCCCAACCAGACACGTCAGATCACCATGGGCAACGATCCGCAACAGAAGCGCGGACTACTTCAGGTCTCAGTCGTTTGGCCGGTCGGGCAAGGGATCATCGGCGCTCTCGATGTCGCCGACCAAGTGATCGATCACTTCAAGAACCAATCCCTATTCGCCTCTGGCGTGAAGATCACGATCAGCAGCGAGCCGTGGGCGGCGGGCCCGCTCCAAGAGGGTGAACGGGTGCAGATCCCCGTCACCATTCCGTACATCGCCTTCGAACCGGAGAACTGACATGGCAAACAAGGCAACGAAGAAGGGCAGCAAGGTCTATGTTTGCGCCACTGCCCAGAACACCGATCTTATAGAGTCAGCATATGCGGCGCTCACCTGGGTGCAGGTTGGCAAAGTCGGAAACATCGGCGATTTCGGCGCCGAGTCGACGATGAACAGTTACAACACCCTCGATGAGCCGGTGACCCAGAAACAGAAGGGCACGGCAAACGCCGGGGATCCGCAGATCGAGGTCGCCTCAGTGCATGACGATGCCGGCCAGGTCATCCTGCGCACTTTCGGCAACCCCCTCAACCTCGACAACATGGCGATCAAGGTCGAGCGCAACGATGGCGGCGAGGGGTTCACGAACACGATTTTCTACAGCCGCGGCGTCGTGTCCGGCCCGCTTTATCCTGGCGGCGGTTCCGACGACTTCGAGCTCGAGCGCTTCACGGTCGGCCTCAACCAGCTGCCGATCCGCGTCAATCCCGCTGTAATCCCGTAATCGATAGGTGACCCTTGGACATCTCCAAACTCGTCAATTCCGAAGACCTCTTCGAGCTCAATCTCACCGGCCCGGATACCGATGAGTTCGTAGGTATTCGTTTCATGATCCGTTCCGCGGAGAGCGATGCGGTGAAGCGCGTGGTCCGGCAGCATAGCGACAAATTCCTCGCGAGCCGGAAGAAGAAGCTTACGGCCAGCAAGGTCGAGGCCGAATATCTCGACAAGGCGGCAGCCTCCGTCGCGTCCTGGGACTGGGGCGATCACAACTGGAAAGGCGAAAAGCCCGAATGCACCTTCGAAAAGGCTCGCGAGGTTCTCGAAGAGGCCGGCTGGATCTATGACCAGGTCGCCACGGCCTCAGAGGACCGCGCAAATTTTACGAAGAGCTTGGCGAAAGGCTCTGCGAAGCCGTAGCGATTGTCGCGCGCTACGACAGCGTCCGAGACAAGGACGGTGAGACCAGGCGCGAGCGCAACGACAGCTTTGAGGTCGAAAGCCCGGAAGCGGAGGTGCCGGATAACGGTGCCTTCCTCTGGGATTGGTTTTGGGAGCTCCGGCAGGCGCAGCCGCCTGGGTTCTCCGGGCCAGTACCGATCTCGAACATCGAACTCTCGGTTTGGTGCCAGCTGACTGGCAATATCGTCCGGCGCGAGGAGCTTGCGATCCTTAGGGCAATGGACGCGCGGTTCTGCGTCGAGATCGAGAAGGAGAGCGAGGCGATCAGGGCGCGCGATGAGTGCTCTATACGATAGCCAGCGACAACGATGACCTACAACTATCCAGGTGCTAAGGCACATGGATGATTTCGCATGGAGGCTATATGGCAAAATTCGACCCAAAGATCATTCTCGATGATGTTCGAAGTCGGGACGTGGCGCTACTCACAATGTTATTGGCGACTGATCGTCAGGCTGTGGCGCTGTTTCGCGTTTATGTGACTTTGGCAGCAGCTTTGATATCAGCCGCTGTCGCGGGGGCGATTAAGGCGAATTGGGCGGTGGACATTTGGATCAATGTCGGTGTTGGACTATCCGCATCAGGCCTTGCACTCGCTTGCTGGTATTGCATAGTCGCAATCAAAACAGCCAAGGTGGGCATGCCTGGGAAAGGGGCCGAATTTTGGCAGTGGGCGCGTCGAGACGACATATCCGAGGATGTCGCACTCGACGCGTATCTGACTCAGGCGCTATTTGCCCAAGATACCAATATCGAGGTCAACCGCCGGTCGTCCAATTGTCTACGCATGGCCAAAAGGCTCGGGGTTGGTTCGGTTGCATTGGGCGGAATTGTAATATTGATCGGATTAAGCGGTTTTGCTTCTACCGCTTGGGAGGCTTTGAGCCGTCTTTTATAACCATTCTATCCGGCGGCGGAGGTGGCGGTGGTTCGCGCGGCGGCGGCGGGGATGGGTTCTTAGGATCGCTCATGTTTGTCTCCCTTTCCCAGTAACAAATCACGAGTCGCAACGTAGAGTCGAGTCAGCTACTTGAACTCTTCCTTGGTGCCGTCCGGAACGCCTTCATTTGTCGGCGTCGCGAGCCTGTTTAAAACGGGCCTGAGACACACGAAGTCTGGTCTGTGTCACGAGGATGCCGTCTAAGCACTTCTGATCGTTCTCCGCCGGTGCTTTCTTTTGATGATCTCGCCGTATTCTTTTGTCGAAATCGTCAGCAATGATAACGGCGTCGGTCTGCGATTTACCTCCAAGGATGGCGGTCTGTTCGACAGCGGATCGCGCAGCATAATAGTGCGAAGTCCCCAACGCGTCTTGGCAAAGATATGCCGCGCCAAGGTAAATGAACGCATCTTCCATCATCTGTTTGGCTGCCTTCTGAGCAGCCGCACGGGTATTGGCGTCAGCGTTGGCCGGGGCGGCACACAACACCAATGCCAAAGCAACCAATATCTTGCGCATCGTCGTCCTCCGGTTGAATCGACAGGACGATAGCGCACGTTCTTTGAAAAGGAAAAGCCATGGCAGATGTAGCCACGCTCGGGCTCCAGGTTGAAAGTGGCTCCGTTCAGAAGGGCACCGACGCTCTCAATCAGCTGACGGGAGCGGCCGCGCGCGCGGAAGCAGCCGCAAATGGGCTGTCGGGCGCTAATCGCGGTGCGACCGGAGCCGCGGCGGCCGCCGCCAAGGCTTATGCAACAGAAGGTGCCGCTGCGGCGTCAGCGTCGAAGCAGATCGAGATGATGAACCGGGCGGCCAATCAGAACCGCGCATCATCCCGCGGGAATCTTGGAAACATAGCCGCTCAGTTCCAAGACATTGCTGTCAGTGCGCAGATGGGCATGGGCCCGCTGCAGATTGCTCTTCAGCAGGGCACGCAACTGGCCGCCGTCCTTTCTTCTATGGAGAGACCAGTGCAGGGCTTGGGGGCAGCCTTCTTGTCAGTGCTCTCTCCGGTTAGCCTCCTGACGATCGGCATAATCGCGCTGGCGGCCGCTGGCCTGCAGATGGTTGATTGGGCAAAGCTGGCGCAATCGGCGCTGATGGCCTTGGCGGATGTACTCGAAACCGTGGCACCCTACGCTGTCGCCGCAGCCGCAGCCCTGGCGCTGATCTACGCCCCGTCTATCGTCGTTGGCATCGTGAATGTTATCGCGGTTTTGTCGCGCCTCGTAGTCGCGGCTGGGACGGTTGCGGCCAGCTTCACGGCAGCTTGGTTGGCTGCGGTGGGGCCCGTTGGCTGGGTTATCGCTGGCTTCAGTACAGTTCTCGCGGCTGCAATCATTTTTCGCGAGGAGATGCAGCAGATCTTTGGGCGCGACCTCGTTGCCGATGCCAAAACAGGCGCCAACTTTGTAATCGGTTCGTTTGTAGCCGCCTATCACGACATCAAGTTCCTTTGGGATCAATTTCCCAATGTAATCGGAGCAGCTGCAATCGGGGCCGCTAACGCAGTTATCAAAGCCATGACCGATATGGTTCAGCGTGGCGCCGGTCTCATCGACAGTTTCGCTTCGAAAGCGAATCAGTGGCTACCGGAAGGGATGCAACTCGGAACGATTGGAGACCTCGGTCTGGACAAGGACTTCCAGTTCGCAAACAAGTACGCCGAGGAGCTCGCGAAAGCGGCAGACAAGCGTAACGGGCAGATAGCATCCGATCTCAGCGCCGATTATCTCGGAGACTTCGGCGGTGCCATTGCCAGAGGTGCTTTGGCGGCGACCGGCAAACTCAAAGAGCTTGCCGCAAGTCTGACCGAAGTCGACGAGAAATCGAAGGAGCGCACCGGCGGCAAGAGCGAGCAGGAGAAGTATTCCGACATCATCGCCGGCGCCGAACGCCAGATCGCGGCGCTTGAGGCGGAGCGTGATGCTATCGGGCTCACGGAGCAGGCGGCAGCCGCGCTCCGCTACGAGACGCAGCTCCTGAATGAAGCCCAGCAGCGTGGTATCTCGCTCACTGATGCGCAGAAGAGCGAGCTATCGTCACTTGCGCAGGTCATGGCCTCGATCGAGGAAGAGACCCGCCAGATGGGTATCGCGCTCGATTTTGCTAAAGAAGTAACC